GTCTACATGTCAAATGTTGTAGAGATTTACACCCCATACCCCCCTATGGTAATGTGTAATAAATATTATTTTTATAATTGAATTTGAATCCTCACCACACTAGCTATTTATTATTGTGGCCCTCGCTGCCTGACTTCCTATTGTGACATGAGTTGCATAGAGGTTGTAGGTTATTACTATCTGTCTTTGAACCGCCCTCTGATATAGGTCTAACATGATCCACTACTTGAGCAGGTGTGTCAATACCATTTAGGTAACATGACCTGCATAGTGGCTCACTCATTAACACTTGCAACCTTATCTGTTGCCATCCTCTTGACTTGTAGAACTTACTGTTGTCTTCAGTTCTATTACCTCGGTTAGCGAATGGTTTAATCTTATCTTGATGGAATCTTTTGTTGCGTGGGATGGATGGCATTATAAAGTCGTTAACATATCAATCAATGCTGGATGTGGGTAAACATCTGACTTATCAGACCTATATGAATTGTGGGTGTATAGACCACCGCTACCAAGTAATGCACGTTGACATAGTTCAAATATATCTTTCTTATAAGTTATATCAATCTTATATCTATCAGCCCAATAAAGAAGTAATCTTTTAACTGATTCGATTTGCTCTGGTGTGTATGCCTCCCAATATTGATACCCTTTGAATTTATATCCTAAGTCACATACATTCTTAACCTTGCTGCCATAGGCATTGTAGAACTCATCACCATGTTGAGTTAGGAATCCATAATTAGCAATCTCAATAGCAATGGTTTGCTTTTCAATGTCTTTATAGTTCGGAGTGTCAAGCCCTAAGCTAAAGGCCCAATACTGACTACCAAAGCATTGTAGTATCGTGCCATCACGTTCAATGACTACACACGTTGCAACCCTCACTGAGTCATTAACCCACCCACTTATAGAAGAATTGCCGCTACCACCTGCAGTGTGATGCAGGCATATTGACTTCTTAGCAACCCTTTCTTTGTAGTATTGTTGCTCTGGAAACAAGCATGGCTTTAATTTTTCTTGTACTGATTTGAGTAAGTCCATTAGATTCCTGTCACATCGTGGTCTTTAGCATTGTAACCAAGAGTAATGATACCAATGGCTTCAATTAGCTTTTGAAAGTCTTTAGTGGCTGCAAATTCAATGATAAAAGGTACTGCTGTTGCAATTCCTATCAAAGTAGTTTTCCAATTTTTAAATAATGGCTTTTTCATGATATTTATTTGTTTTTTAATTGTTGAATGTTTTTATACTCTTGGGTTTGTTTTAAATCATTAAACCCATTTTTTAAGTTCTCAAATTTGTTTACCAACTCTTCATGCTCACTTTTCATCAAATCAAATGCAATCCTAAAAGTATTAATCTCTCTTTCCATTTTGGTAAGTTGATTCTCAAGTATGGTTATATAGTTATCCTTTGTGATGATTTCAGTGTATAATTCAAGTATCATCTCAATTAATTTAGGCCTTCCTAATTTGATTAAATCTTCACGTTGCATATATTATTTAGAGTTAAATATGTGTGAATATTTTTCATAAAATAACTTAATATTAGTATTCATATTCTCAATCTCACGTTCTAACTGCTCAAATCTTCTATCACTTTCTTTTCTTGATTCTCTTAACTCAATACCTATTTCATTAATCTTTTTTAGTTCAGATAATATCTCTCTATTGGTTTGATTAGTATCGTTTTTAAATCCATTGTAAGAATTGATATGCTCTGTTATTTGACCTTCTAAGAGTCTGATATCGGCTCGCATATTCATAATGTAAATAAATGCACCTATTGAAGTGCTAAGTGCATAAATAACTATTGTTACAATTATACCTATATCCATTGCTTATTCTATTATATCGGTTATTGGCTCTCCTTCAATTGGTGGAGGTGTTGGATTCAAAAAACTATCTTCAAAATTATCAGGTAAAGTAAACTGAACTCCGATGCTCTCAGATATGACTTCAAATAAATAAGCTCCATTGTTGAAATTAGTCCAAAAAGTATTGTAGTCTTCGCCTACCTTAGTAATGCTGATTACCTCACTTGATTGGTCTGAAAAGGTTATCTTATAAGTTATAACTGCTCTCCATCCATCTTCATGTCTTAATGTAGATTGTTGAAGTAAGTCAACCGATATGGCTTTCTTTTGAATAGTTAAATCTGTATCAATGTTTATCATGTTTCAAATATAGTATTAAATGTTTAAAATCAAAATTATGTTAATATACCTAAGTCTCTCAATGCTTTCACCACTTTAGCTAAAGTATATCCATCAAAAGTATCATCAGTTTTAATGTTGGTGCCTCCTCCTGGACTTGCGAATGTAGCAGCCCCAATAGCGGTTGTTGGCCTTACTATTGGAGTTACTGCAAATAATCCTATCTTACCACCACTTGAGCCTAATTGTATATCTTGGTTGTTCTTAATCTCAAATAGTGTAGTCGGTGTGCTATTCTTAACTATCAATGCACTTCCTGTACTTGCACTTGCTCCAACTATATCAACTCTTGCTGCTGCTGCTGCCGGTGTTGCTTGAGCTGATGAGAATAAAGAGTCACCTCCGACATCTAATGAGTTAGTAACAGTTCCCGATAGTGTTGATTGACCTACTTTTAATTTAATCGCATTAGCACCACCACCTCCACTTCTTATGATTAATTGTGATGTATTTGCAGAAGTTATATTTAAATTACCATTTGCAAAGTTTACTATTGGATTGTTTCTGTTTAAATTTACATCGTTTAAAGAAACAGAAGTAAACCCACCTGCACTCATGGTAGGGTTAATGTTTACTGCATTTAATGTTCTACTATTTGCATCAGCCGTAATACTTGGATTGATTATTAAATGAGATTGATTACTTGCTGATGATGTCCAAGTACCACCGATATTTAAAGAGCTATGAGCATTATTGCTAAATGTCTTAGCCCCTGCGAATGTTTGAGTGCCGATTGAAACAAGCCCTGGAAATGAACTATCAGCAGTTTGCATAATAATATTTGCCCCACTTACTTGAGCTCCGTTGGCTACCTTAGGGCTTACTGAGTCAATAGTTCCAATACCTGATATTCCTGCAAATGTAGCCCAAGTCATATCACCTCTTAGGTAATTACTACCACTACCTCCACTTGCTAAATCATCAGCTACTATTGCTCTAAATGTTGGATTAGCTGCTGCTCCTGTGGTTGGGCCTGCATATACTTTATTAGCTGCAACTGCCTCAACTTTATTAACCATAAATTGCTCTTGTGCTGCACCTTCAACTACCTTCCAGAACTTACCATTTTCATTTGTTACAATTATATCACTATCTTTTGCAGCCGTTACTATTGCCGTTGAGCCTGTGGTTTGAAAAGTAAATTGTGGGTCACTACCTATGTAGTTGTAGGTTATCTCTTCTGATTGGGTTACTGCTTCTCTAAACATAGCCAATGCACCACCCATACTGCCTATAACATCTCCAATCAATTTAATCTCATCATCTAAAACAAATATGTCAATCTTTGGATAAATGTCTTTAGTTATATCGTTATTACTTGCTTTGATACCTGTGCCTCTTCTACTTGAAACATAAGCATCGGGTCTATATTGCCATACTGCCCAACTACCTGACCACTCATCAAGTCCTGCAATAAATTCGCCACCCATAAATACTAATTTTTCAGAACTTTTTATTAATACTTGATATGGGTCATAGCCTGTGGTAAATATAGTACCGTTATATCTTTTGAGCCCTTTATATTGATGCCATAAAACTGATTGAGTAAGTTTTTGAAGTAATGCCGCACTATTTTGAACTTCCAAAGATGGCTTAATAGTCCATTCTGAAGATGGTACTATTCCAAATCCTGTATTAACGTATAAAGTATTTTTATTTTGAATATTAAATCCATCCCCAAAGTAAACAGGATCTATTATGACTTTTTCCGTAAACACATCATTATTTATACTCGTATAAACATATCCTTCATTATCGGCATTAACTCCCGCAGGTAAGTAACTAAATGATGTTATATCTATTGATATTAAATTTTCATCACCACTTATGATGTTTGTTGCAGGGTCTAAAAAACCTATATTTCTAAATCCTGCTGCATTTACGTATAACGCACTCATAGTAGCGTTTTTAATTGCTGATGACACTGTTGTAATAGTAACAGGTGGCACTAATTGAATCCTTCCTGGTACATCTAAATCTTCGACTGCCATACCTGTAATAATATTAGTACAATCTATATTAGTTATATAATAAGAAGTATTAAATATATTGGCATATCTAGTTACATCATAATCTCCCATCAACATAAATGTAAAATATTCAATCTCACAATTAGCATAAGGTAGGTCAGGTAAATCAATTACATACTTACCATTTTTGCCTTGTGAAAATAATATATTTACTCCCTCTGTCAATGATGGTGTTACCCATTGGTATGGGTCTACATTCTTTGTAGTTGGGTTTATTGTGTTAAAATTATTATAAGTATTAGATAATCTCTTTGAATTAACCCCATCAGTTACTTGAATAATAACATTGATATATCTAATCTTTTTTGGGTCAATTCCGTTGTTGTTAATATCAAACTCAAGTCTTAATCTTTTGTTTGAACCTCCTATTAATGAGCTATAACCATAAGAACTAGCACTAGCTCCTAGTATTGGTTGCCTTCTAACTGTAAATAAACTTGAACCACTACTGCCAAATCCTAAACTTAATGCTTGATTCGGGTTTGTTCTTATATCAAAATTAGTTATCTGTTTTGCTTCAACTATTTTCAATCCTGGGTCAAACTCAATTATTGGGTCAGCTAAAAATATTCTATCAGTTCCATAATTAACCGAATTATTAAAAGTAGTAGTTGATTGTTGTACCCCTGTTGAATTATAAACAAATTCTTTAAATGTAGTGTAATAATCATTAAACCTATTATCAATTATTCTAAACCTTCCATTTGAAAGCATTACCCTAGAATTAAATCCTATAAGTAATTGTCTTAATACTTGTGAATAGTTTAGATTGTAATTCCCATTTTGGTCTGTAAATGCTGATGTATATAAATATGAAGTTGCAAATACATCGTTAGCCGCTACGGTCTGAGTTTCATAAAGCGGAGATGCAGTTGAAAATAAGTTTGACGATCCAATTAAACTTGTAACTCCTGCTTTATTTAATAAGTCAGCAAAAAATTCAACTAATTTAAACCTATTACCTTGGCTTAATAGAGTCATATTGGAGCTATCAAATTTGTAATTTTGTAATTCTCCTAAACCATCAACTGCATTAAATTCAATCGCATAAGGATAAGATGCGTGTTCTAATTTAATTAGTCGAGTATTGATTGTGCCTGCCCAATATACATCAGAGTTTTTTGATACTAACAAATGTATTTGTCCGTAAGGCCTATCTACTAATCCCTCAATATAAGATGCCATTGTTGAGTCTTCAATCAGCATGTTAAAAGTACATGATGATGCTTTAACAGGCTCGTTTATGTCATCACTTTCACTATTATATTGAATCCTAACACCTCCTGCTAATGCTCTTACTTCTGTTTCAGTTCCCGAAAATAGTGAGTCGTAAATATCAACAATGTAAACATTGCCTTTGTCGCTTATAAATTCGTGTGTATATTTTACTCCCATATTTATAAAGTTTTTCTACCTGTTATTGCTGAGAATGTTCTGCCTTGTTTGATTGCTACAACTTGTAAGTTATTGCCTTGAATAAGCCCTTGTACATTAATATTGTTAGTCCCACCACCTCCACCCATTGAACGCATTAATATGCCTTGCAATTTATCTAGTGGTGCTACTATTTCAGGGTTATTTGATGCCCCTGAGTATTCTCCAACTAAAGCATTTGTAGGCCCATAAGCTATTCCACCTGCGGCCATCTTTTTCTGTTTGCCCATGTTTGCCATGCTTGATTTAGCCATGCTGCCAATTGCAATTAAAGCCGCACCTGCTGCTATTGCTGCTGGAGGGTTTATAAATAGTTGAGTCTGTATAGCTAGTGCTGCTATCCCCATTTGAATAAACTGCTTACCTAATTGCACCGCTGCATCAGCGACCATCAAAACAAGTGAGTTAAAAAACGATTCTAAACTACCTCCTCCTGCCATCAACTCTCCTATCGTAGTAGCCAATAATACAATGCCATTTACTGCTAAGTTAGATAGTGATTGTTGAAGTGCTTGCCCTGCATTAACCATTTTAGATGTATCTTCAACATACTTATCAGCAATAGCAGTGTAAACTTCCGCATCTGATAGTTCTGGTCTTTCTTTTCTAATCTGTTCAAATTTAATATCTATATCAGCTTTGCCCATCTTGAATTTTTTATACAATTCAAGCTCAGCTTTTTGATTTGATACTGCCTGATTAACTGAATCTTTAACTAATTGCTGACTCTTTAATAACGCATCTGCTTCATCTTTTAAATTATCTTCTCTTAGTTTTTTCTCCCCTTCGTATCTCTTTGAAATTATTTGCAATATTTCTGAGTCTGATAAATACTTATTAGCTAATCGGATTGATTCAAACTCTTTATCTATTTGAGTTGATGTCATGCCTGTTTGCTTTATTAACTCAATCTCATTCTTACTGTACTCATCTTGAGCCTTCATCCTATCTTGGAAAGCCTTAGCAACTACTTCAGCTTGCTTATTTTTTTCATCTAGCAATTCCTTTTGTTTTTTTTGGGCAGCTTCTAAATTCTTTTTAGAAATGGCATCTCCTGCGGCTGCTCGCTCTTTATCAATTCCGATTAATTGCCTATTAAGTTCCGCTTTTAATGCAGCCAAGTCCTTGTCTGATGTGCCTTCTTGTTTTATCGCCTCGTTATAAGTATTAACAGCCTCCATCTTTTTCTTAGTAAACTCATCAAGCTGAGAGCCATGTTGCTGCAATGCCTTTTTATTCTTAGTTAATGAAACATCGGCTTGCTCAACTGCCTTCGCAAGTTTGCGTGAGCCATCACTTGTCACTCCAAAAAAGTCAGTAACTTTATTTATTAAATCCCCAATATAACTAGCTACTTTGCCAAGTCCAGGGATAAGATTTAATACCGCTTCTTTAAATTCTTTCCAATGTGTAACTAAATAACCTATTACTACTGCCGCCGCTCCTATTCCTGTGGCAATTAAAGCTACCTTCATAACTCCCATTGAGCCTACTGCCGCCATTATTTGAGTTTTCATAGCACCCATAGAATCTTTTAATGCCCCTAGTTGATTTAGTCCTTGCGACATTGCCATCAACCCCTGAAGTTTAGCCATTACTTTAGTTGCTTCTTCTGACTTAACACCAAATGCAGCCATGCCTCCCTCAACCGCCATAAATCCACCTGCAACACCTTGAAGAACTCCAGATACTGCTTTAAATTTTGCATCAGGATTTAAGGCATCAATAGCTTGACCTACATCACCCATCTCATCTTTTAACATGGCTGCCTTTTGAGCTGCTGCAATAAATTGAGGAGACATCCTACCAAACTCTTCAGATGCTTTTTGAGCATCAATAGTAGCCTGCCTTAGTTGAGTCCTTAAACTACCGCCTGCCTTCCTACCTGCATCGTCTCCATTCTTACCTACATTGTCAAATGATTGCTTAACCTTGGCAAGTTCGGTGTTCATTGTATCAACTGATGACCTTATTGAGTCAGCAAGTTTAGCATCGGTGGAGGCAATAGACTGAGCAAAGTCAGTCATCATCTTCCCAACCGCCACAAGTGATTTTTCAAGTGGTGTTAGTGTTGCTACTAATGATATATTTAAACTTCTACCTGCCATTATAATAATTTTTTATCTTGTAACTCTTTTTTTATTCTTTCGTATTCAGATATTTTGTAGCTCTCTTGTGTTTCTTTATCCCAATGGAAAGGAAATAGTGCAATCGGTTGTATTGGTTTTGATAGTTGGGCATTTACTAAGGTAGCAAAAAACAATCTTGAGTATTCTAGTTGTTCATGTTTCGCTGAGTCTTTACCCTTGATATGGTTTGCCCATTCTCTAGGTGTATAGTTGTATATCTCATTAATCTTTAATCCATAATATGCAGCCGATTGCTCCAACTCATCCCAATCTATTTCTGTTCGTTTGGGCTTACATCCTCCGCTTTCCCTTCTTCTATTTGTTTAGCCTCTACTTTTCCTGTCATTGCCTCAACTATCGCATTAGCCAGTATATTCATGTCTTTTATGTCAATAGTGTCAGCAAATGAATCGTAAGTTTGAGTAAAGTCTTTCTCTTTATTCTCTTTGCCATAACCACTTTTTACCCCTTCAAAAACTACTTTGCATAGTGGCTCAAATCCACCCTCTTCAATTTCTGAAAAGACTTTATTGATGTTTAAAATACCATGGTCTCTTTTTAATCTGTGGAGAGCTCCAAAAGTTAATGCAAATGGATGTTCTTTTCCGTTGATGTTAATTACTTGTTTCATATTTATATTATTGTTATTGTGTTTTAAATTTAAGTATTATGTTATCAAAAAAAAGGAGTGGCAAATAAATCAATACCGCCACCCCTCAATAACAACATAACTACTATGCTGAGTTCTTTATGCTGCTCCTTGAGTCATTGGCCCATCTACCTCGAATGATGCCCCAAATTCTACGTTACCCTCTACCTCTGCGGCTTGGTCTAATGATGTTAAGTATGCAGATGCAGTGTATTTTTTAGCTCCACCGCCTGCAAATAATTGCTTAAAAACAACTGTCATAACAGTTCTATTTTCTAAGGCATCGTTTAGTTCCCAAAATCCATAAGGTGTCGCACTTGGGTCTAGCAATCCTTTGAAGTCAAATGATGCACTCATTAATCCTTCTGCAAGTTCTCTATTACCATTAGAATCTTTGGTCGTAGTGTCTCTTGGAGACATTGAAAATTTAAGATTAGCACTCTTGCCATTAGCTATTACACCTGTCCCGATGTATAGTTTTACTTCTGTTCCGTTTAATATTACTGACATAATTTTTTTTAGTTAGCTGATGTTATTAATCCGTTAATTTCAAATGTAGCATCAAATTCTACACTACCTTCTACCTCTGCTGATTGTGTCATTGATGTTATATAGCAGTTAGCTGAGTATGTCACCCCATCTTGGTAGTATTGCACATACACCGATGTTCTATTAGCTGCCAATGAATATAAGTCTATAAATCCATACCCAATATTTAGTGCTACTAAACCTTTGAAGTCAAATGAGCCTGACTTGATTGCCTCTGCAGTTCCCTTCCAACCTGCTGAATCCTTAGTTGTGGTTTCCCTAGTTGCCATGCTGCGTTTAAAGTTGGCAGTTTTTCCGTAAGAGATTGTATCGCCATCAACCTTGATGACGCATGAAGTACCATTTAATATAGTTGCCATTTTTTATATATAATTTATTTTTTTCGTGTTTCTTTTTTTGGTTGCTTAGCCATAGCGTTTTCTGATTTTTCTATTTTTAAAATACCAATACACCCTAGCTGAGTGAATTTATCAATATCTGAATTATGTATATCAATTATAGTTCCTGCTTCTATGACTCTACCTGCTGAGTTAGTATAGTCTTTTTGTAATTTATATCTTGCCATGTTATTATCTGTTGTATCTTATTATATAGTCTTGACTTATTGAATATTCTCCCAATGTGCCTGCATTCATTACGAAGTCGGCATCTTGTTGGTCATCGAAAAAAACTATTTGAATATTGCCACCTGAGTAATAATCAAATCCTGTTCTTATTGTATCGGCTATTGTGTTGCACTCAGCCGATTGAGTGGTGTGTATATTGATTTGAAATCTTGTATCATCTGTTACACTTGCTCCATCTTTAGTGTTGTTTGGGCCTGTTGAAATTTGATTGAATATAACACATGGCATACTATAATTTGTCGTTGGTCTGTTTATTTGATAAACTGAGACTCCTGTACCAAGTATAGTTGTTAATGCTCCGAATACTTCTGTCTTTATACTCATTATGCAAATTTCTTTACTACCAAATCTCCTAATTTTTTTTCCATGTCGTTTAAAATATTTGACTTGTTCTCATCAAATGCTTTTCTTATAAATGATTTAGGTGGTATTACCTTGCCCCCTTTGTGTTTGAAACCATACTCAACTAAGTTAGCATGGTTGCCACCTCCTTTTCCATACTTAGGGCCTATCACTTTGTAGTTCTTTTTCTTTGGTTTAAATTCTTGTATTGACCTTCTTAAATTACCTGTATTGTCATTAGGTATATTGGCTTTAATAGATGCAATCAACTTACTTGATGGAGCTTGTAATACTGATTGAATCTCATCACCTGTCGGGATTGAATTAACCAGTGCTTTTATAAGTTCGTTTATGCCTTCTACTGCCATTATCGTTTTATTTGTGCATCTATTTCAAATGCTACCTTTCTACCATATTGAACCGCCTCTTGAATGCTTAAAATAGTATAAGTTTCATCCATGTACTTCAATAACATTGTATCAAGTAAATCAACTGCATAACCATATCTAACAGTAAACATCAATGTATCTACTCCTTGCTTCCTATCATTAGTATATTCTTTACCTGCTGGACTTGAATTAGCTACTTTTGCCCACATCGATTTGAATAAGGTCTCACTAATTGAAAATCCACCCTCAGCATTCATTGTTTCAGTAAATGTGTAGATGTCAATTTTTCTATCAAGTTTGCCTATATTCATTTAGAATACTCTAATTTTATAAGGGTTTAAAATCCATTCGGAAGTCTTTGGTACGTCTGCCACCGATTGCCCTACTTGAACATCTTGCCTATTTTCATACCAATGAGCCCCCATTAATTTAATAGCGGTTTTGATTGATTGAGGTATGATATTAGAATCATCATTTACATTAAACCTAGTCTTATAAGTGATGGTTATCGGGTTTAATACTTCAGTATTTAATGTAGGTCTAGTGATTAAATTAACCCTCCCAATTTCGTTATAAATATCAAAGTTATAATCTACCCCTGTTGACATTGCAACATCATCTCCATCAGTATTTTTATAGGTAAATGATTCAACCTTCCATACAGGCCCACGCACTAAATAAATAATATTATCTTCAGGCCATGCACCATCGCTAAAAGATACTGTATTTTCATTTAAGTATCTCCAAGTAATTGATTCAACCTCAGTCTGAGCCGCTAATATTAATGCTTCAATATAATCATCATCTTCTGTAAATGATTGCTCAATTCTTAAATGAGTTTTCATTTCAGCCAATGTAACTACAAGCTCATCGTGAGCTGCTCTGTCTGTGAATTGATATGTGCCTGTTATCTTCATATTAAATAAAGCCCCCGATATTACTCAGGGGCTTATATAATTTTAGTTTATGCAGTTAAGCAACCTGTTAATGTTCCAATAGCACTTGGTTGTTTCAATGCTGAATCAACGTATTGGTTAAC